TTATTCCGCCAGCAGGGCGGCGAATTTCGCCAGCCACTGCGGGTGAGCCGGCCAGGCGGGGGCGGTGACCAGATTGCCGTCAACATGCGCCTGGTCGATACCAATATCCGCATAGTGCCCGCCGCTCAGGCGCACTTCCGGAGCGCAGGCGGGATAGGCGCTGCAGGTGCGGCCATGCAGAATACCGGCGGCGGCCAGCAGCTGTGGGCCGTGGCAGACGGCGGCGATAGGTTTACGCGCGGCGTCGAACGCCTGTACCAGTTTAATAACCTCCTCATTCAGGCGCAAATACTCCGGCGCCCGGCCACCGGGGATCACTAGCGCGTCATAGTCCTCGGCCTTCACCGCGGCAAAATTGGCGTTCAGGGTGAAGCGGTGCCCCGGCTTTTCGCTATAAGTCTGGGCGCCGTCAAAGTCATGGATCGCGGTCATGACATAGTCGCCAGCGGCTTTATCCGGGCAGACGGCATCGACCTGGTGGCCAATCATCTGCAGTGCCTGAAAAGGGACCATCGTTTCGTAATCTTCGGCAAGGTGTGGTCTTTTCACACAGTTGATGCTTAGATGTCAAGGATGAGTGCGATTAGCTATTTATGATTATGATTTTTAATTATTATTTTTGTTTTCCTGTCAGGTGTTCAACATGGTTGTACATGATTTGATATTGTTGTTTATGTTCGTTCATGCGATATTGAGTACAGAATAAGTACATAAAATACCAAATTGATGAGTACAGAAAACTAACATGGCAATCAGTGACACAAAGCTCCGCTCTATCTATGGTAAGCCATATTCCGGTCCGGCTGAAATTACGGATTCTGACGGGCTTGGAATTCGCATAACCCCCAAAGGCGTGATCAGCTTTCAGTTTAGGTTCCGATGGGAAGGAAAGCAGAACCGAATGGGGCTCGGCCGCTATCCAGCACTGACGCTGCGCGATGCTCGCAATATCGTTGCAGACCTTAGGGAGTCAGCCGACAAAGGAATTGATCCCCGATCGCTGGCTGGTGGCAACAAATCCAATAGTAAGCCAACGGTAAAGGATTGCCTTGATTACTGGAAGGACAATTACGTTGACTTAACGCTAAGACCTAAGACGATAGCTCTTTATAAGTCAACGGTTATAAAGCATATGCGTGATGCTTTTCCCGGCATTCCGGTTGAGGATATCCCCGTCCGCTTGTGGGTTGAAAGATTTACTGAAGAGGAAAAAATTAACCCGCGTCGCGCCCGGCATTTATTGATACAGCTAAGATCGGCTATTGGTTGGTGTGCGCGCCGACAGTTCATTAGCTCGACCGAACTCATGCTTTTGCAGCCAAAGGATATTGGTGTTAAACCGGCGGTTGGAGAAACTACACTCACCTATAACCAACTCGCCAAAATCTGGATGGCTATTGAAAGAAGTCGCGGATCAACCTCTAACCGGTTGCTTCATCAGCTACTAATGCTGTACGGCGCTAGGAATAGCGAAATCCGGCTGGCTGTAAGGGGTGAATTCGACAGAGAGGAGGGATTGTGGGTTGTGCCGGTAGAGAAAAGCAAAACCAACAAAATTATCAGGCGCCCCATTTTCTCCGCTGCTGATGATTTGCTTAAAAAAGCTGAAATGACGTACGGAAATATACTTTTTCCGGGCGAAGATCTGAAAACCCCTATAACCATTTCTGGTGCAAATAAATTTCTTAGAAGAATCAAGGATTCGTTGGGGTTTGGTGAGTTTACTTCACATGATTTCCGGCGGACATTGGCAACCCGGCTATCCGAAGAGGGTGTGGCCCCGCACGTCATCGAAAAAATGCTGGGCCATGAGCTTGGCGGCGTGCTTTCTGTTTATAATAAGCATGACTGGATTGCCGAACAGAAAGACGCCTATGAATTATATGCCGAAAAGATATTCTGGCATGTCAGGAAGATTTCTGGTTGACACCCCCATTTAAGATCCACTCAACGACAGCAGAGCGCAGGTACTGCTTAGGATAGGTCCGGACCGGTTTGGGGAAATTGTAGCGCTCGGTGTATTTCCGGATGGTCACGCGTGAAGATACGCGGATCATCCTCATCGCCTCTTCCTCATCAATCATTTCAATGTCTACCATACCTCCCACCTCACACCACTTTCAGGCCACGACCGTGGCGCCACAATTCAAATTCACGATTCATCGATTAGCTCCTTAAGCACCAGGCAATGGCGAAAGCACAACCGACGGTGCAAAACGCTGTTGGCCAGTCCATCACTTCACCTCCACCTCGATCCGGGCAATGGCGCAACCGTGCTCGATCGCCTCTTTAGCCCAGCGTTTGTACGTCTCCGGATGGAAGACTTCGCTCTTGCTTGTAGCGCTCCAGAACGCTTTTGAGCCGATATCAGGCAGGGTGATGCTTAGCTTATTTGGCGCACCAAACCCCAGCGTTTTCCGAAGCTCATCGATAGCGGCGTCATGCTCTGCACGAGCTTCTGGCCCCATCGCGTCCAGCTCGGCGTAACGCTCCGCACGGTTCTGAAGCGCACGCAGGACAAGGTGAGTGCTGACACCTTTACCGAACCGGAAGCCGGGTTCAAGAATGACCGGGCAGGGGAGTGTTTCAGGGTATTCCGGCCGCAATGTTTCTTTAGAATTCGCCAGAAGCTCAAGCGCCATCGCCACCACCTCACCCGGGAAGAAGGGTGCTCCATCGACGATTGCTTTAAGACGGTTTTCGCTAATGCTCATCGCTTAGTCTCCCGGATCAGATGTTTGTAGGCCCGGAGGGCGTGGTGTGTCTTGCCGCTTAAGACCGTTTTCATAATGAAAAAACCGCTGCTCTGGCTGGTCATTTCAGGCGTGAGAAGCAACGCTACATCAATTGCCCGATTGTGCCGGCGGAATTCAAACACAGTGCTGGTGACCGTGATGACTGATACCGATCCTTGATCGTTAAATTCGATTTTCATGGTTGATGATTCTCCCCCTTAAAATAATTATCACGGCAAGGCATAACGACCAGCTCAGGGTTTCCGTACATGCGGTTGATGTGCTCATTAAGTTGATGTGCTCATTAAATTGGAACCGTACCGCGTCGAACTCACCTGATGGACGAAGCTGAACAGGGACAAACTTTTCTTCACGGCCAAAAATCTTTGACGGATAGCTCAGGTATTCCGCCTGGATAGCTGGGCTAACGCTAAAGTCCCGTTTTTTCGGGATGACGCGCTCCAAGTCAGGGAAGCATCCACTCAGTAGCTTAATGCCAGTAATGGACAGGCGATTCTGGTGCTGGTCACGATGAATTGCGATCGGCTCCTTGTTGAAAATCAGCTCCGTTGTTTCCGCCTTGACTGGCACGCAGCCTTCAAACTGGACGATGATATTTTTCTTCGTCCTGATTCCATGCTGCATACGCAGTGCTACATGACCGTTGGTTCCCTCGATGTATTTCGGGGTGATATGGACTCCGCACAGGTAGTAGCGGGCATCATTTTTAGCAACGCACACCAGAGCGGCGCGGATCAGCTTTGAAGGAATGATCATGCTTTATCTTCCCATCCGATAGCCTGAAAGAGTCCCATTTTCGGGTGATACCAACGGGTCCCGCGTGGTTCGGCTTCTGCCATCATTTGGCGGAATGCTTTCATAAAAGGTTCAAACTCCACGATCGCCCGGCGAGACAGCAGACCATCAGGCGTCATAAACTCGTGTGTATCGGTGGGGATACGGTATGCGTTAACCAGGTTTCGGCACTTGGCATCGCTCATACCGCTTTTTGCGACCACCTGGCGATAACCGACATACCCGGCCCGCATATTGCCACGCTTAATGTTCTCAACCGTTTCAGCTACAGCCTCGACCTGTTCTTCTACCTGATACAGGCGTCGCTCCTGCTCAACATTCAGCAGGGCCATTTCTGCGATCAGCTCGGCCTGAGATTTTGGACGCGAGCGCTCCTCTTCCAGTTCTTTCCAGCGATCAACTAGCCGGGCGGTAAATTCAGGGCTGAGCTGTGCGACCACAATGATGCTGTCGCGTTTACCTCCTTCACTTTCAAAAACGTAAATTGTTGTGGGGCGCCCGGCAGTAGGCTTTTCCTCAATTTGAGGAGAAGTAATAACACCACGCGCAATCAGGGTCTCAATCGTGCGTTTCACGTTGTCGTGGCGTTTCTCTACCAGCTCGGCGATCTCAAAGCTGGTCATGGATGGTTTGTTGGTGATCAAGTTATTCATCATCATTCCCCTCAATGCATAATCAGTGCTACTGGCACACCTTCGGTCTGGATGTGTTCGATAAAGCTGTCATGGAGGAGGTTGAAACCTTCCCGACCCATGGCCGACAACCTGAAGCCGTGTTCTTCATCAGCAACAACCATGTCCTGATACATCCGCAGCGCCAGCTGCAGGCCAACATCAGGACCGTACTTCTCAATGGCGCCGGCCTCAATGTGGTTTGCGAGCGCAAAGCGTTCCGGCCCTGGGTAAACGCTAATGGCACCATGCTCGCCGGAATAGATAACAGCAGTGTCAACACCGCCCTCGTCGTTCGGAACGTCGACAGTCCCATTCTTCTCCCGCTCCTCAGTAATGAATACTGCGGCAAGCAACCAGCGCCAGACGATGATTTGCTTCTCGATATTAAGCGTGATCCAGCTGCTTTCTACCGCTTCCATGATGCAGGCCAGAATCTCCATTCCTTCGGCGAGGTGTTTGTCATAGCGACCGTTATCCAGCAGGCGAATGGCAGCAGAGTAACCAATCACCCGGTTTCCAGACCGGATCCCTGTTGAGGTTGGTTCCGGGTTAAGAAAGTTGTGAAGCATTGCGCACCTCTACTGGTTTGCTGGCTTTAAGTTCTTCGCGCTCTTTCACGTAGCGGTCGTGCATGGCATCCCACTTTTCGCACCACTTCTGCATTTCTCGTTTGCGGGCGAGGATGCGGCGCACCCGGCGAACGGTGCGCTGGTGGGCATTAAAATATTCCAGGGTGACGGCGCCACGTTGCCAGTGAGTCAACTCAGGTTTCAGTGGATGGACTGCCTGTACATCCGGGTGACGTTGCGTAAAGCCGGATCGCGCGAAAGCATGCGACGTCAGAAAGTGCGCCAGCCAGCTAATAGCGGTACCGCGGCTGAAGCAACGCTTCATTCGGCCGTGACGAATAGCGACGAAAAGGTCGCCGACTGGCGTGTGGTGCTTCTGGAGCGCCAGATCAATGGCGCTGGCGGTACGGTTGTCGATCATTTGTCTTTCTCCCGGTTATAGGTTTCATGACTCATAACTTCCCAGTTCCGGCCATCGTCTTTCGATAACAGCCGCCAGCGTGGGTTAACCTTCAGGCTGAGGTAGCCAGTGCGGCACATGCGGCGTGCGTAGACGCGCTTCCTCCGATACCGCAGCAGGACCTGCAGCGCCTGCAGGTGTACCCGCTCAGGAATGCGTATTGCTGTCAGTGCCACCAGCTTCCTCCTCGATCCTCAGCCCCGCGTCGCGCGCCATTTCAATAAACGTCTTCAGTGAACAAATATGTTCGTCGTCAAGCAGTCTGCGGTCGCAAATCACCTTCCCGTTTTGAATGTGCAGGACAACCCTTCCGGTAAAATCAGGGAGGACATGCAGCCCCACGTTCAATACTGGGCGGGGGATGTTTATTCCTTGATAGAGAATTGTTTGTTGATTATTCATTGCCGGGCTCCGCAGTAACTGGTTTCTGCTTTTTGACGAACTCCACCAGTTCAGAAATAAGCTCGTCGATTAACTCTTTCCCGCTTTCTGTGAGGAATTCGCCGCTGCCATTAACATCAACAGAGTTGCTGTAAATTCCCTTAAGAGCTTTCACGCCTTCCACATTTCCGTACTCACCGATCGCCAGTCGCTCGAACTTCCGCAATAATCCATCAAAAAGAATCTCAGTTAATTCGATAGTACTAATCCCACCCTTGTTAAGCTTAATAACAAGTAAGCTACTTCCTGTTTTTCGCTGGTGGCGTAACAAGGCTGCTTTTAAAATTCGGCGGCGATAGGTGGTGATTAAGTTACTCATCTAATTACCCCTTCTTTTTTGATCTTCATTTTGCTGTACAATCTTTTCCTCTTTTTCCATCCATGAATAGACCTCGCCAGCAAGGTCATATGCAAGACCTAAAACCCCATCAAGTTGATGGCAGTCAAAGTCCTTGTGATGTGTGAAAATTGTCTGCATAAGGAAGTTAAGCTGCTCAGCCTTAATGGTGACGCACTGAATATCTTGGCGGCGCTGCATACCCATGATTATCTCCCATAAGCTTTTTTTAAAAATAAAATTGCGATATCCCAATAGCCTGCACTACACATCATTTTTGCTGTCTTAAAGGCATCTTTATTTTTCACGGCGCTCTCCTGAGTAATGAATAAGAAGTCACGCAGAAATTAATCTGAAATTAAATGGTTTGGTGTTGTTTTACTTATTATTTTTTATTGCTTGCTCTTCGATAAGCCATGCGCATACATCACCAGTAAGAGTTCTGAGCAGTGAAGATAATGCCTCAATTTCGGTACAATCCATTTTATTAGGGTATACCTCCATCATGCGGCAAATTATCTCTGCTTGATGAGCTTTCTCTGCCGCCTGCTCTAATGAAATTTCATGCGCCATTACTGTCACCTTTTAAACCAGAAAGGTATGATGCAGATTGAGAGATTTTATTAGTAGCAATTGCCAGTTCTGCAAGGTCGGCAATAATACAGGAAAGGTCAGCTATTTTTTCTTTATCAACCTGGCTCTCTTCCACAAGAGAGAAAACATTAAGGCTGATATGATTTATGGCACTTAATATTGAAATTGTTTTAGAGTCGCAGTCGCACGCGATATCATCATAATCGATATCAGTCGCACGCTTATCAAAACGGTAGTCTGGAATATCTACTAATTGAATGAAGTTTTTAGTTGCCATGATAATCGCTCCGCTGAATTACTTAAGTTGTAATTAGGATGGATCGGATTCCTGCGATAGTCAATGACTAAAGTAATTTATTTTTTTATCGATTAGGTATTTTATTGTTTAGTAAGCAAAAAAAAGACCACCTAAGCGGTCTTTTCTTCTGTGATTAGAGTTATGCGAATCGTTTAAAGGCCGCCGACTGTTTGACTAGTACTTTAGCTAAAACGTGAAACTGATCTTCGTCACATGCGTCTATTTCCCAAGGGCTGTAGAGCTTGTTATCTGACAGAACGACAAGGCTATTCTTCTGCATTTGCAGGCGTTTGATATGAATCGTTTTGCCAAACACGAAAACATAAATACCATCACCTTCAAAGTGATTTACTGATGTATCCACGAAAATGTAATCACCTGGATCAATCGTACCTTCCATGCTATCACCACGCACGGTGATCACCTTGATGGATGATGCTGGACGACTTCCAAACATGCTTCTTGCATATTCTTCTGTAAATTCAATTGCTTGAACTGTCTCTATAAACTCAGAAGATAGGTATACTCCAGGACCAGCGCTCACTTGAATATCAAGTAAATCGACTCTGTAAATTCCAGGATCAACAGGTCTTTGTTGTCTGTAGACGGTTGGGAGATCATTGGATTCACTATCACTCATGGGCAGCTCACCTGAGGCGAGCCATTCAGGCCTAACATGTAGTGCTTTTGCTAACTCTACAGTTTTCCGCGAGCCTGAGGCCGCTCCAGAAGTTAGTTTCCAGATACTGGACTGCGACATTCCTACGGCAGCAGCAAGGGAGGCTTGGGTAAAGCCTGCAGCCTTCATTGATTCAACCAATCTTTCAGCAAACGTTGTTTTCGACATGTTGGTTACTCCAAAAGTTGTTAAAAACTTAACTCACCAAACACGATAAGTCAAAAAGTAATTATTAGGCTTGAGCTTTACCCGTTCAATCGCTAAAGTAATATTTAATTACTAAGGGGGTTTTATGATTTCTGAGCCTATTGATAAAGCAATCAGATGTACCGGAAGTCAGGGAGCGCTTGCAAAACAGTGTGGTGTGTCGCAAGCAACGGTATGGAAATGGCGCCATGGGAAAAGAGTTAAGGCAGAGCATGTATTGAAAATTGTGGCTGCTGCTAATGGTCAAGTGGCGGCATATGAAATCAGGCCTGACTTGCCAGAACTATTCCCACATCCAAACCAGGGGTTGTGACATGGTTCGACAATCTACCGCAATGCCTGATCCGCGCTACTTCCAGCCGCTGCTGCCACGCAGCATCAGGTACGACCCGATAAGTAGGGTGTATTACCTGATCCCTAAAGCCAAACAACAGGAGCCCACATGAGCGGAGAAGTAACGATTAGCTACTTCGGGAAGTGTGGCGGGGAGTTGTTAATTGTCTCCCCGGTGACGTTTGCTGCTTCGAGTCAGTTATTGCTGGGACTTGAGGAAAGCGAAATTGAATCGGGCCTTGCTATCGGGGACGTACCCAAAGATCCGACAAAATTCGATGAATTCCTCTTTGCTGTCGGCATACGTGCAATTAACGACAATTCCCTGGTTCTGGAGTACCCGAATAGTTATTTCGGCGTTTCTTTTCCAGACCTCAAAGGTCACTGGCAGCGCGTGTGCGTCGGCAAAAACTGACAGAAATTCTTCGTACTGGCTTTCATCTCTGTAGCAAAACAGGGGAATGGCTTTTTCAGACATGTCGAACCTCCTCGGCCCTAAGGTGTAGGAACCATGAGGATATACCGGGGGAAGGTTCGGCACCAACTGGAGGATCACTGTGAACCCGACTGATTTTATCCGTAAGCACATCACAGCCGCTCTGACAGCTGAAGGCTTCTCACCGTCGGTGGTTCAGGGGGGGGAGCAAAGGGGCTGGAACATTACCGCTGCATGTCGCAGTCAACCAAAAAAGGGAGTTGTTTTGATGACTGTTTGTATCGTGCCCGTCAGTGGGCTCTTGGGCAGACAACAACGGCAGAGCGGAAAGCTGCAAAGAAAAAGCCGGGAAAAGGTGGTGGCACTTCTCCCGGCCTGTTCTGACTTCCAACACAGCATTTGTTTTGAAATGACCTGGAGGGAGATTTCATGAAAGACCTTAGCAGACAATTTGATTACAAATCAAGCGCAGGTGAGCCAAGTGTTTCCAGAAACTGGCAGCATTAAGGCGTTGGACAGGCTGTATCACGATCCGCGAGGTGTTGTCGTGCATGTCACCGGCTGGGATCGCGAAAAGCAGCAAGTTTATTTTACCAGGCCGGATTATCCGCATGAATGCATGCAGCCGGTCTGGAAGTTTCAACAGTATTTTAAGAGGTGCGATGAATGAGCTGCAAAAAATATATCTATCCGTCTGATTTCGTTTTTAAGCACCCGTTTGATAACCCCCTGCAGCGTTTAATTATGATGCGCATTCTTTCTAACGGCATCTGTGATGGTGAAGGTGAGCGCATCTTTGACCGCGAAGACTTGCGGCGGTTCTGCTGCAGCTCGAAGCAGGTGATGTTTAAGGAGATTAAAGCCCTTGAACGTGCAGGTTATCTCCAGGTGCGGAAAATTGATGCCCTGGATACTGGACTTGACGTCCGCCTTGAGGCTACCCGCGGTTACACCATAATGCCCTCTGGAGGTGACCAGTGACAACCATCACACCAACCGAAACCGTGATGGCTATCGGTCAGATAAATTTAACTGGCAACGTAACCCCTGCAAGTTGGTGGCGTCATATCCTCCTGCCAAGCGGGCGCCCGGATCAGACAGCGATAACCCTTCTGTCAGAGATTGTGTACTGGTATCGCCCGACAGAAGTGCGTAACGAGGTCACCGGCGCGCTGGTGGGATATCGCAAGCGTTTTCACGGTGACAAGCTTCAACGCAGCTATCAGGCGTTTGCGGATCAGTTTGGTTTCTCCAAGCGTGAGGCAACTGACGCCCTTAAGCGCCTGCGTGATGCAGGGTTTATCACGCTTGAGCTGCGTACTATTCAGACACCCGAAGGTATGACTTTGAGTAATGTTCTTTTCGTTGAGCCGGTGCCTGAGGCAATCAACGACATCAACAGCATGACGCGAAAATCAGATGTCAAAAATGTAACCCCTATTCCGTTTCAACGTAACACCCCATCCGTACCAACGGAACCCCTCCCACGTTCTAACGTAGACGACCCTACGTTGAAAAGGGAGACGTATACAGAGATTACTACAGAGACTACTACAGAGATTAAAAACATAGGCGCAGATGCTGACGCACCTTCGCCTAAGCGTCAGAAAAAAACTTCGTTCGATCCTGCGAGGCTAAAACCTGAAAACGTCAGTGACGAAGTCTGGCAGGACTGGGTTAAGTTCCGTCGGGAAACCCGGAAACCTCTGACCGAAACAACCTGCACGTACCAGGCTAAGCAACTCGCTGGCCACCAGAACGCCGATGAGGTGATCCGTCGCTCTATTGCTGGTGGGTGGCAGGGTCTCTTTCCTGAACGCGTGCCCAATCAACCGCCAGCGCCAGAGGTGACTTCGACCAGCGCGGGCAATGGCGCAGGGAATACCTGGTACACACAATCCAACGACGGTTCCGCAGAGGTGTTTATCAATCAGGCCGCTATTGACCGCCTCAAGCGTGGAGCCAACCGCCCATGATAATCATCCTGAAACGCATGCTGGTTGCCGGTTTTAACCGCGGCTTTCTGCGCGAAGGATTCGTGACGTGGTGTTTTATCAAATTCGATTTACGGAGTATTTAATGGGCCCGGCTGAACTATCCGAAAAACTGTGGGACAACGCCGAAAGGGTTGCTAAATACCTCCTTCCTCGTGGGCATCTGGAGGGCAAAGAGTGGTGCGCGGGTAATACCAACGGAGATACGGGGAAAAGCCTAAAAATTAACCTGAGCGGGAAAAAGGCGTGGTCAGATTTTGCCAGCGGTGACAGCGGAGATCTGCTGGATTTGTGGGTGCTGGTGCGCAACTGCCAGTTGCATGACGCCATGCGGGAGGCGAAAGAATTCCTGGGCCTGAAAGACGATGATCACCACTTCGAGGCCAAGAAAAAAACATTCTCCCGGCCGACGAAGAAGGGCGTAAAAAAAGCGAACCATTGCTACGACTATCTGGCTTCCCGCGGGATCACTCGCGAGACTGCTGACCAGTTCCGCGTTTCTGATGCGGTGGTCTGGTACCACGATGAAAACCGCGAAGTACCGGCGGTGGCCTTCCCGTACATCCGCAACGGCGAACTGCTGCAGGTAAAGCGGATCGGTACCGAACGTCCAGGTGGGAAAAAGCTCATTATGGCAGAGGCTGATTGCGAGCCGAGTTTGTTCGGCTGGCAGGCGATGGATGCCAAAGCTCGCGCGGTGGTACTGTGCGAAGGTGAAATTGACTGCATGAGTTACTCGCAGTACGGCGTCAGTGCTCTCTCGGTGCCATTCGGCGGCGGGAAGGGCGCCAAACAGCAGTGGATCGAGTACGAGTATCACAACCTGGACCGCTTCGACGAAATCTGGCTCAGTCTGGACAATGACGAAGTTGGACGCGAAGCTGCGAAAGAAATCGCCCGCCGCTTGGGTGAGCACCGCTGCCGCATGGTTGAACTGCCGCACAAAGATATCAACGAATGCCTGATGGCCGGGATGAGCGAGGATGACGTCTGGAATTGCCTGGGTACGGCGAAATTCTTTGATCCTGACGAGCTATGCTCCGCAGGCGACCTGCTTCAGGAAACCATTGATGCGTTCGAGCATCGCGACGTCGGTCTGTTCACCAGCCCCTGGACGTCATTAAACAGCAATTTCAAGTTCCGCGCCGGCGAACTGACGCTGGTTAACGGGGTGAACGGTCACGGTAAAACTGAGCTGGTAGGGCACATTGCTGTTGATGCGATGAGTCAGGATGTCCGGACATGCGTCGCCTCTCTTGAACTGAAACCGGGGAAAATGCTTGCTCGCCTGACACGCCAGACCATCTGCACCGCCTCGCCGAAGCGCGAAGAAATCGTCATGACGAATGAGTGGTTCTCCGATCGTCTGTGGGTGTTTAAGCTCACCGGCACCGCGAAGGCCGGACGCCTGCTGGAAATTTTCGCCTACGCCCGCCGCCGGTATGGGATTGACCTGTTTGTGATCGACAACCTGGCGAAATGCGGACTCGACGAAGAAGACTACGGTGGCCAGAAAGAATTCATCGACACCCTGTGCGACTTCAAAAACGAGCATAACTGCCATGTCCTGCTAGTCACCCACGCCCGCAAAACCAACGAAGCGGCGCCCACGGGGAAAATGGACGTCAAAGGTACTGGCGCATTAACCGACATGCCCGACAACGTTATGGCCGTATGGCGGAATATCCCGCGTGAGCTGGCGCAGCGCAAGGCTGATCGCATGGGGTACGAGAGCCTGGACAAGGACGAACAAACCGCTATCCAGATGCCAGCCTCAATGATACGCCTGCTGAAACAGCGAGAGGGAGAGGGGTGGATTGGTGACATCGGCGCCACCTTTGACGCCCGGTCACACCAGTTTCTTGAAGGCGATAAGGGGCCATTTAACTACCTGGTCGGTAAACAACAAAGCGAACTCGATATTGAGTGGGACACTGATAACGTTACGAGGTACTGAGTATGAAAAACGAAGTTTTAAAAGAAGCAATCGAGAACTATCAGTGCCTGAAAGCACAGATCAGTCAGCAGGAGTCTGATGATCCCTTATCGTTCGCCGGTGTTGATGTGGACCTGTTCGAAGCATTTATCTTTGCAAAAAGCCAGCTTCAGGAATTGATTAGTCCAGATGATTATTTGGAGTTAAAGCGGAAAGTATCTCATCTCAACAATGAGGTTGGTGCGTTGATACTTGAAAATATCATTCTTAAAAATGAGGTAGCCAAGTTAGGCGGCGATCCTGATTTTTTGGGTAATGCGGACGCTGAGGGTAAAGCATGAAACTTGAAGCATCATTAAAGCACTTCAGCCCTCAGGCTATGCACATCAGCGACAGCGTGAATAAAACAGGAGCACAGAACAATGCGTGATATGCAAAAGGTTCTTGATATGTGGGGCGCATGGGCTGAAAGCGACTCATGCAATATTGATTATTCCCCAATCGCCGCCGGGTTTAAAGGATTGCTTCCGCAAACCAGCAAAACGCGGGTCATGTGTACCGACGACGATGGGCTGATTATCGAAGGATGCATGGCGCGCTTGTTAAAAAAATGTCCATATGACTACTACCTGCTGGTCGGGCATTACATTCTCCGTTTTTCTAAACGGCAGATGGCGAAGCACAGGAAGAAAAGCGAAAAGCAGATCCGCATAGAGATGCTGCTTGCTGAAGGGTTTATTGAGGGATGTCTGTCAATGCTGGATGTTCGGCTGGAAATGGACGCTGTAGTAAGCATTCAAAATAATCAAAAAAGTGCTAGTGCGGTCCGCATTTTTTAGTATAACGTGTTAAGAGTGGTCACTTCGACACACCGCTTAATCATCAAAACCCTGCTCAGGTGGGGTTTTTAAAGTTTTACGATATAAAATCAAGCCCCAACATATTGGGGCTTTCAATCTAATGAAATGTTTCACTTTTGGTAAAATTCCCGACCCAGCCAGATTGATTGGTGAAAAGACGGATTGCGGTAAAATTTGGCTGGGCACCGCAATCAAACCAGTGGCGTGTATTCGCAGGAACGCGTAGTAGATCCCCCGCTTCACAGGTTAAGCGGAAAACTTTATCGCCGAGAGGTACGAAAAAAGCCCCACTCCCTGCAACAAAGAATCGAACCTCATCTTCGGTATGGGTGTGTTCTTGTAAATATTTTTCTCGCAATGCCTGTTTATCTGGATGATCGGGGGTTATGCGGATCACGTCAGCGGCGGTATAACCTTCCTGTAGACTTAAGCGCTCAATGTCTTTCTTAAAATGATTAAGGATAGCATCGCTGTCCGCAGTAACCGGTAAACCACCAAAGTCCCATCGCTCAAGCCGGATCTGAGCGCCGGCCAGTATTGAGGCTATGACGTCAAAATCAGATAATAGATCGATGGGATGCTCGGTTTGTGGCAGTTTAAAAATAGCGAGAGTGGTCATAAGAGGTCTCCATAATATTGGTAATACAACCATTCACTCAATAAATAATAATTACAAGTCTGATTTGATATGTATTATTACTAAATTTTTAAATGTTGTTATTTTGTTTTTTATTTGTAGCTTGTTTTGTATTTTATTTACAATGTCTCATTGATTCGTGATTATCTATATCGCAACCACATCCTCACTTTATGACGAATGCCGCCGGATAAACGTAACCGACAACTGAAGACCAACTATGCTGTCCACGCTCAGGAAGGGCGTACTTTAAACAATAATTGCAAAATCTTTACAGGTGTGATGTTAAAGCGCTTAATGTTGTCACGAAAATTCAAATAAACAGGTGGGACTGTGGATTTGCTTGAACTGGAAATGACGGTAATCTGGTTCTGTGTTGTTGTTTTTATTACATTTTTAATTGACCTGTGGTTTAGGCACAAATGATTTCGCTCTTGATGAGTTGAAGTAAGCATAATTCTCAAAAGGCTCGCATCCGCGGGCCTTTTTCATATGGGTGTCCGCGCCGGACCGGTCGAATAAGTTTCTGGAGGCGGTTAATCAGGAAGGCAGCGGCCTGACGATGATCGACATGAACGGCTGGCACGTCGACGATAAACTGCCAAACGGGAAACCGGTGTACGAATTGAAAAAGGCGGTGACCGAGTCCGGCTGGCTGAGCGATTCAAAGGTGAAGGTTCCTTGCACTAAAACGCTGGTGGTCGCAAATACCGATGCCGGTGATGATATGCTGGAAACGGCATCGACTGTCCTGCTGAAAAACCTGAGCCGTGTACTCGGCACTAACGGCAAATAATCATGCTGCGCAGGCTGTGTTTCTGGGTGCCGTTTGGTGTTCTACTGTTCGTAGGCTGGCGACTGGCTGGTATGCTGATGGATATGGTGGTGATTATCGTGATACTGGCGTTCTTCTTGAACCGTTTATCAGCATGGAAGCGGAGGGGATAACCCCTCCTGAAGATTGCCCAAACAAACGGCTAGTGCCATTTTTTAAAGGTGTTTTTATATCTACGCCTTTCTTTGATGTAAGAAATCAGGAATCCCACAGCAACTAAAAGAAGAACTACAGCTAACGCTATCATCAGTATGGCTGTCATGTGAGTTAACCTCTGGAAAGAGTATGGACATTCTTGTTTTTGTAAAACGTAGTTTGCGATTGGTGTAGGAAAAATCCTAACTGATAATTCCTTTTAAATTTATTGTGTTGTATGAGTATTTATCATTAATCATTTAATGATTTAATATGCATTAATTAATCGTAATCTGATTTGTTAAAGCGTTTTCGGCTGGCGTGTGTACCCTATTGCTGTAGGGTATTGACTATGTGAATGTTGCCTGGATAATGTATTTGAGTGGTGAATCCCCCTATGCGGAGGGGCGTACACAGCATTGTTTTTATTTGCTAAACCGTAAGCGCGAGTCATGGCGGCTGGCCAAAGGCTCATCGGGAGGCACCCGACACCACAACCAATACAAACAAAGAAACAGCAGTGGCAGGCTCGCTTCGGCGGGCCTTTTCTGTATAAAAAAAAGCCTGCATGGTTTCATGCAGGCGAGGCAGTTATGTTTTGATCCTGTTCCGGTATATGGTTTTTTTGGCCGGAAGTTGAAAAATACCGTCTCGATTACATTTTGTAAACAATGGATTCAAATCATAAGGCCATGCATTTGCGTGGCCTTTTTTATTTCAGGCTCACGGGTGGCTCCGTTTAAGGCTTTTCGCTAAATCAGCCCGATGGGCCTGAACCTTTTCAAACACACAGCACCATCCGTCATTAACGGAGGTGAGGTTATGACAAAAATGAGCACCATTTACAGCAGACTTTCATACGGCACCGGGACCGCGCTGACGGGCTGCGGTGTCTCAGCAAAGGCGTATGCCGGGGTAGTCAAGACAGAGGTATGGATTTTGGCCGACAAAATAGCGGGGATGACCCTGAGTGACTGGGCAATTATTGTCGGTATCGCCTGCACCATTACCACCTGTGGGGTGAACTGGTACTACCGGCGGAAAGAACGCGAGGATCGGCTCAATGGCTATGACACCAAAACTGAGGAATAGCGTTATCGCTGCCGTGGGCGGTGGCGCCATAGCCATTGCTTCAGCGCTCATCACCGGCCCGACCGGTAACGATGGTCTTGAAGGTGTGCGATACGACCCCTATCAGGATGTGGTAGGCGTCTGGACTGTCTGTTATGGCCACACTGGCAAAGACATCATGCTCGGCAAGAAGTACACCGAGGCTGAATGCCGTGCGCTGCTCAGTAAAGATCTGAACAACGTCGCACGCCAGATCAACCCGTACATCCAGAAGCCGATCTCCGAAACAATGCGCGGGGCTCTGTACTCGTTCGCTTATAACGTCGGTGCCGGAAACTTCCAGACCTCCACTCTGCTGCGCAAAATTAACCAGGGCGACCAGAAAGGTGCATGCGACCAGTTGCGCCGATGGACCTACGCCAAAGGCAGGCAGTGGAAAGGCCTGGTAACTCGCCGCGAGATTGAGCGCGAAGTTTGTCTCTGGGGGCAAAAATGAAGATAAAACTTGAGCATTCTGTTGCGCATTTCGCCAAAGACCTGAGACCGACGCATGGCCCCCAGAAATGGCCGTGGTGGCGCTGGGTTTCCTTCGGGCTGGTACCGATCGCTGTTTGCAGCCCCTCATATGGGCTACGTCTCTGGATGTACACCCGATGGGGCGCTGGCTACGTGGGAATCTATTTCGACAGGCGGATAAAGCAATGAGCCGATTAACCGCCATTATCAGCGCCGTAGTGATTTGCCTGATAGTAAGCCTCGGCTGGCTGGCCAGTCATTACCACGACAACGCCACCGAGTTCAAAAGGCAGCGTGACGAGAAGGTTAAAGCGCTAAACCTTGCGAACGAGACCATCACCGACATGACAACTCGGCAGCGCGATGTTGCAGCGCTCGATGCCAAATACACGAAGGAATTAGCCGATGCAAAAGCTGAAAATGATGCTCTGCAGCGCCAGCTTGCTAATGGTGGTCGGGTGCTCGTCAAAGGCAAGTGTCCAGTGTCAGCCGCAACCCAAGCCCCCGGCGCCGCCAGCATGGGCGATGATGCCACCGTCGAACTCTCTGCAGTTGCTGGACGAAACGTTCTCGGTATCCGGTCCGGAATCATCAGCGATCAAACAGCCCTGAGAGCCCTGCAGGACTATATTCATACGCAGTGCCTCAGATAAAAAAGCGAGGCCAAGCCTCGCTTAGATTACTCACCCAACTTTGCGGTAAGGGTAGCCAGCTTTTTTGATGTGGGCATCAAAATACTGGCCTTTTGACGACGCATTCATTAGTGCTGTGTATACGGTAGATGGAACCCTTGAGTATTGATAAATGCCACCGCTATGGAATGCAATTTCCAGAGTTGAAGTGGCGTGGTCGTAACCAACTGAATGGAGATTTGAAGATGAAACAGGTTGACGATTCAAAACGGTTTCCTCTTTTGAGTGGGAAGAGTCCCGAGGAGATCGTAAAACTATTCAACAGCTACAACTTTGTCGACGATCATGGTCATCGACTGGATGTGTGCCAGGACTTCAAAGATTTGGTTGAACTGGCTAGCCATGCCCGACAGCGTTAAGAAAGTAACCTGGCCAGCAACCTGCAGGGCTACAGAAACCCGCTTTCCTTCAGTTTTTTAGCCAATAAGTAATTGGTGATTACTCCAAGAGAAACCCCAACAATCCACGGCACAACTGAATTAAGCATTAGCGAGTTGTTCACATTAATGCTGGCGGTGATGCAGGCATAGGTATTTGTAAAAGCAAACCATGTAAAAAGTATCTGTTTCATTTGGTTATCTCCATGCTTTCCCTCCCAACAATATCCACCTACGAGCCGGTAAAAGCAAATCAGATACAACCGAAAGGGCTACGAAATGAGTGAAGCTAAACCGCAGGACGGCAGCACAGTAAAAGGCTACCGCACATTAACCGCTGGCGACATTGAGCGCATGAACCGCATTAAAGGCGTCAGCCGGCATTTTTGCAGTCTGCTCGACACTGAGCGAGAGGTTGCAACGGCTGAAGTTGTCGAGCGCGGTAGTCAGGAGGAAACCGAGAGAGTAGAGGCTTTGCGCTGCATGGCTATCGCGCGTACCAAAATGCAGGAAGCCTGTATGTGGGCATGCCGCGCAGTTGCCCGGCCTGATGCTGATTGCTAAGGCATTACAGAGCCACTTCAAGAGGTGGCTCGATAATGCTTACTCGACAAGAAGCATAGATTTGGCATCAACCAGAGAGTTGATCCACATCTTGACGGCTCGCAAAGACGAGAAGTGACGGCGCAACTCTGAGAAGAAGTGGCAATGTTGCGATATAAATTTTGCGCATGGCACCTGACAAAATTAACGGGAAGATAAGGGCGCGATGATGTTCTATTACATTTGGAATGGCTTATTAATCCTCGTCACCATAGGCTTACCTATTGTTTTGATGATCGTATCAAACGGTGCTCAGCCTACTTTCCTGTCCTGTCGTGAAATGCGTGCCCGCTACGGAACCCCTCAAAAGAAACCGAGGGGCAATAACAGCGCCTGATAACTTCGCTTACTCTGGAACAAGCTTATGGCTACGATTAAGGATTTATCCCGGCAACTTCAGACGTTGCAGAAGCAAATCCCCTATGCCACAGCTCAGGCGATGACCGCCGTTGTTCGTCAGATTGCAGCAGCGCAAAAAGTAGCTTTAGGTCGTAAGCTGGAATCCCCAACGCCGTTCACGGTCAATTCAGTTGGTTCTTCAGGAGCCCGTAAGAACGATCTTCGCGCAAAGGTTTATGTGCGAGATATCGCCGCGGGTTACCTTGAGCCTTTCGAGTTTGGCGGCGATCATAAGCTGAACAGCTCGGCGTTGCTCAACCCCAAAAACATCAAGCTGAACAAATACGGCAACATGCCGCGAAATAAACTTTCGCAGCTGAAAGCAAAGTCGAACGTGTTTATTGGTGATGTGAACAATGTCAATGCATTCTGGCAACGTCGCAGGCCAAAACCACCGAAGAAGAAGAGGGCTAAGCGCTCTCCTAATGGCACACGCAGGCCTAAACCAAAACAGCGGTCACCTAAGCTGCTGGTTAGGTTTGGTGATGCGCTTCCTGTAACGCCAGTGCTGGGGTATATGGACCGTTCAAAAGCTATGGCAGAGGCTTTAATGCCTGCTGCACTGAGTCGTGCCATCACCGAGGCAATCCGAACAGCGAAGTAGAGGGGCTGAAAGGCCCCATTTGGGTGTGTGAATTACAGAGATATCTCACATGCCTTTATAAAGCTATTTGTTGCAGTAGTCGAACCAGATGCATTTCCTGAGTACGAGGATTGGTTACCGCCATCTTGTGTCTGTACACCAACAAGAACTTTAGATTTAGCGCTCTGTAATTGCTTAAGCACTATGGTTATTTTATCTGCATCATCAGCTGCAACTTCAATGGACTGGGCGTTCCGTCGCGATAGGGATGCTTCAAGCTTATTAATTGGGTTGTCATCAACTTTGATGATCAAATCCATTGCAACAGTGGGAATAGAATCCTCTGTTTTGTCTGTTTCTACATACGCAACTGACAACTTATTTTTGGTGCAATCGAAAATCAGGCCGGAGTTTGAGGATGACAAGCTTCCTAACATCACAGCCTTTTTCCCACCAGTAAACAGGTCATCATCTACTTTTGTAAGCCATTGAGCGCTTGCAGAAAAAGATGTGAACATAACAGCAACTAAGGCTGCGTTAATAAAATTGTTTTTTTTCATCATTATCCCCTTGCATTAATTGCAATAATCATAATCTGTGAATCATATTGACGCTATGTAAAAAAAAAGTTTCAAGCCCCCTGACTACAAAAAATGGGTCCTTCCTGAGCCTTTTGTAAGGCACGGGCATTGCGCGCCGCAGTGTTTTCCTAGCTACAAATTTTTATTTTGTGTCCCATGTCCCACCTGATGAGATCGCCAGCCATGCCAGAGCCAGCGTGGATTATTCCATTTATTCCAGTGGGGCATTCATGTGGGACATTGCAAAAATGTCCCCAGGTAAATGTCCCACCCCTAAAAATGTCCCAGGTAATGTCCCATGACCACGATGAACCAGAGTCAGTACGCGCAGCATTCAGGCGTTGACCGTAAAACTATTGGCCGCTGGATTAAAGCTGGTCGGTTTATCGTCATGGATGGCGACCTGATAGATGTTGAAGCGAGCGATGCTGCGCTGAAGAAAAACCGTGATGGAAAAGATCCGCGGGCATCAAACGCAAAGAAGAAAAAAGCCGCATCCCCCCGGAATGATGGCAACGATGAAATTGATGAAACCGTTCGCCAGATAATGCTCACAGAAGGTGCTGACCTATCCAGGGAAGAGGCCGCGCGGATCCGTGAAAATTACATGGCACTGCAGGCAAAGCTTCAGTATGAAAAAGACAGCGGCCAGACAATTGAGCTGGCCACCGCCGAGGAGGTTCTTTTCAATGCCTTTCGCCAGCAACGTGATGCCTGGCTTAACTGGCCTTCACGCGTGGCGCCATTAATGGCCGCCGATCTGAATGTGCCGGCGGACAGGATGACAGAGGTGCTGATTGAACATGTCCACAAACATATCTCAGTCCTCGGAGAACCAGAGTTTAACCCAGCGGAAGATTGAGCGTCTTCAACTGAGTGTCCGGAAAGGGTGGACACCGCCGCCACGCATCAGCGTCCCGCAATGGGCCGATGACTACCGGAAGCTGGCGAAAGAAGCTGGCAGCACCTCCGGGAACTGGGAAACATCAACGGTTGAAATTGCCCGCGGTCCTATGCTGGCCGCGACGGAATCGGGCGTCCACATTATCACAGTGATGTGCTGTACCCAGTTAATGAAAACCGCGCTGCTGGAAAACCTGTTTGGTTATTTCGCGCACCTCGATCCATGCCCGATTCTGCTACTGCAGCCGAAGGAAGAGGCTGCCGAGCAGTTTTCCAAAGAACGCATCAGCCCGCTGGTTAGGGTGACGCCAGTTCTGCGTAACATCATAGGTGACTCAAAGCAGAAGAGTTCAAAAGAAACCATTCTGTATAAAGCTTTCACCGGCGGATTTCTGGCGTTGGCCGGCGCCGGTAGTCCAGATAACCTTGCGCGCCGTCCGATTCGTGTTCTGCTGGCAGATGAGGTGGATAAATACCCGATTACCCGAGAGGGCGATCCCATTGCTCTGGCGGAAGAGCGAACCGCCACATTTGGCCTTAACTGGCTGTCTGTGCGGGCTTGCTCGCCGACAGTCGAAGATGAAAGCCGGATTGCTGACAGTTACGAAGATTCTGATCAGCGGCGGGCCTCTGTAGTTTGCCCCCACTGCGGGCATCGACAGTTCCTTGATTTCTTCAAACATGTTCAATGGCCGAAAGAAGGCGATAAGCACCTGACCAAAGCGGCCATGATCCATTGTGAATGTTGCGGTGCTGGCTGGTCGGAAGGTGAGCGCCTGCGGGCGTTACAGACAATCCGCTGGCACCAGACCAAACCATTTGAATGCTGTGGTTCCCGCCATTCTCCATTAATGGAATACGACCAGAAATGGCATGAAGGCGATGAGGGGAGTGTAGATACTGTCTGGCGCTGGTCGGAGTCGGAACGGCATGCCGTATACCGGGCGATTTGCCCGGACTGTGGGGCCGAGGCGCTGGATAATCACCACGCCGGGTACCAGGCGTCAAAGCTGTTTAGTCCATGGCAGAAAGATAAGCCGTCGGACATTGCAAAGAAATACCTCGATGCGAAAGGGGATCCGGATAAGGAACAGGCCTGGTGGAACACCCAGATGGGGTTGCCGCACCGACCTAACCACGGGAAACAGCTCCCGGTTGATGTCCTGCTGGCGCGCCGTGAAGTCTTCCCGGCCGTCGTTCCTGATGGCGTGGCATTGTTAACTGCGGGCGTCGATACCCAGGATGACCGATTCGAAATAACGATCACGGGCTGGGGCCGGGACGAGGAATCGTGGTCAGTTGCGCATGACGTCATTTATGGCGATCTGGAAACTGAGGAACCGTGGAAGCGCCTCGATGCGTACCTGAAACAGATATGGCGACGCGGCGACGGGCGAGGGCTGAATATTCTGGCTGCATGTATGGACTCCGGCGGTCACCACACGCAAAAGGTTTATGAGTTCTGCAAAGATCGCCTTGGGCGCCGCATCTGGGCTATCAAGGGCGAATCTGCGCAGGGTGGGAAACGCAACCCCGTCTGGCCAACCAAGCGACCGACATCGAAAAGTAAAGCCAGCTTCAGGCCAATTATTCTTGGCGTGAACTCTGCTAAAGATGTTGTCCGTGGTCGTCTGCATCTTGAACCGCCGGGTTTAGGTGCTGCAGGTGCGGGCTATATGCACTTCCCTGATGATCGTGACCTCGGATATTTCAACCAGCTACTGGCTGAGCGACTGGTTTACAAAGTGGTGGCCGGTCAGCGGTTCAGTGTCTGGGAGCCCATTCCCGGCCGGGCAAATGAAGCGCTCGACTGTCTCGTATACAGCTATGCCGCGCTGTGCGGGCTGAAACATATGGGGTTAAAACTCAATGTTCGGGCCGCTAACCTTCAGGCCGATCCCGATAAGTTCCTGCCGGCGCCAGCCGAGCCAGAAGAAAAAATCAATTACGAGTTACCGGGCGCCATCGTGGAGGAAATCAGCGCTCCCGTTAAGCGTAAGAAAATTTCGAAACTTCTGCCGCAATAAGGAAAACCATGTTTAACCGAAACACGAGCTTACTTGCTGGTGGGATGACTGATGAGCAACTAAGAGACGCTCTGCAGAAAGCTCAGCAGGCATATATCGATCTGACTACCGGCAGCCGTGGCGTCTCATTCTCCTATACGCAGGGTGATGGGACTCGTTCTGTCTCCTATCAGCAAAGCTCTCTCGCCGACCTGCTGGCGCTGATTCAGTTGCTTCAGGCGCAACTGGGAATTGTCGCCCGGCCACGGAAGCCAGTGAGGTTCAGATTCTGATGAATAAAGTGCAAATCCTTGGACCTGACGGAAAACCCTATCAGTCATCTAAACCCAGAATGTTGACAGGTGGTAGCCGGGTGCCATATGACGCCGCGGACTCCTTCAGTGATCAACTGGCAAACTGGCAGCCCGCGTTATGGTCACCAGATAATGAAATCAATATCTACCGGGACCGTATCGTTTCCCGTGCTCGCGATTTGGTGCGAAATGATGGGTGGGCGAACGGCGCAGTTACGCGTTTGCTGGATAATGCAGTTGGAGCGAACTTCAGGCCCATAATGAAGCCAGACTACCGGGTTTTGCGGATGATGACGGGCAATAAGAGCTTCGACGCGGTTTGGGCGGAAGAGTACGGTAAAGCGCTTGCCTCACACTGGCGCACATGGGCGTATGATCCGGGCAGATACTGCGATGTTGAGCGGAAATTGACGGTGCCGCAAATGCTACGTCTGGGTTTCCGACACAAGCTGATTGATGGTGATGCCGTTTCCGTTCTGGAGTATCGACTTGATCGGCTGGGTCGTGGAAAAGGGCGTTATGCTACGACAGTACAGATTGTGGATCCTGACAGACTCAGCAACCCACAGCAGAATTTTGATATGCTGAATATCCGCGGCGGGGTTGAAATAGATGCTGATGGAGCTCCTGTCGCTTACCACTTCAGGGAAGCCCATATCGGTGACTGGTGGAGTGGCGCCAAAACAATGACATGGCGACGAATCCCGCGCGAAACCGCATGGGGGCGCCCGCATGTCGTTCACGACTTTGATCATGAACGTGGTGCACAGCACCGGGGTAACGGAATTCTCACCCCTGTCATCCAGCGCCTGAAAATGTTGGTGAAATATGACGAGAGTGAGCTGGAAGCCGCGATCCTGAACGCTATTTTTGCGGCCTACATCGAATCGCCTTATGACCCTGAAATGGTCCAGGCGGCACTGGGAGAGAATTTCGATGATACCAGTCTTGGTGCATATCAGGACGGACGTATCGAGTTCCACAAAGACCGTCGGTTAACGCTGCAGAACGGCGCACGTATGCCAATTATGTACCCCGGTGAAAAAATCAATACGGTCAATGCGGCCCGGCCTTACAGCAACTTTGAAGTGTTTGAATCCGCAGTGCTGCGTAATTTTTCATCCGGTACCGGGTTATCTCCACAGCAGGTTACTCAGGACTGGTCTGATGTGAATTACAGCTCTGCGCGATCTTCCTTGCTGGAGGCATGGAAAACACTCACTCGCAGGCGAGATGATTTTGCTACTGGATTTGCACAACCCATTCTGACCGCCTTCGTTGAAGAAGTTCACGATAACGAGGATTTACCTCTTCCTAATGATGCCCCTGATTTTGTTGATGCCCGGGCGGCGTATTCCCGTGCGCGCTGGATGGGGCCGGGGCGCGGATGGGTGGATCCGGTGGCGGAGAAAAAAGGTGCCATCCTTGGCCTCGATGCCGGTCTTTCCACTCTCGAAATTGAAGTGGGTGAAAACGTGGGTGAAGACTGGGAGGAAATTCTTGACCAGCGCCAACGGGAAATAGAGTCCTGCCTGAAACGCGGGCTGCCATTACCGAGTTGGGCGCAGGCGGACCAGTTCGCCAGCCAGACAATTACCGATCCGGAGGAAAAGTGAATCTACCTCATCTGGCCCAGCGCTTATTTAATACCCCGCTGGCGCTACACCCGAGTAAAGCTGAAGTCATCATGGCATCCGTTATGGACCGATTTGGTATCAGTAAAATCGAATCCTCTCTGTCCATGGATGATGACTGGTATGGATACGACGATAACCGGGGGCGGGAATCACGTAGCGACCCGGGTTATGACAATGTGCTGGGTGTTGCCGTCATCCCGATATGCGGAACGCTGGTACAAAAGTTGGGTAGCCTGCGTCCGTACAGTGGCATGACCGGCTATGACGGCATTCGTCAGGCATTTCTCACCGCGATGGAGGATCCCGATATTTCCGGGATTTGCCTGGATATTGATTCGCCTGGCGGCGAGGTCGCGGGATGTTTCGATCTGGTCGATGTCATTTACGGCGCCCGCGGGAAAAAGCCCATTCATGCCATTCTGACGGAATCCGCTTATTCCGCTGCCTATGCCATTGCCAGCGCAGCGGACCGGATTTCTGTTCCCCGCACCGGCGGCGTGGGGTCGGTCGGCGTGATCACCATGCACCTTGACTGGACCCAGCGGATTAAAGATGACGGCCTCAAGGTCACCATCATCACCTACGGTTCCCGTAAGGCTGAGGGGTCACCGTTGAGAGAACTGTCAGATGAAGCGCTGGCGGCTATCCAGCAGGACATCAACACCATGGGCGAATTGTTCGTGAATACTGTCGCCAGAAATCGGGGGATTAGCGCAAAGGTTATCAAAAGTACTCAGGCCGCCTGTTTTATGGCTGCTGATGGTGTGGAACTTGGGCTGGCTGATGAGGTATGCCCTCCTGATGCTGCGTTCAGAAACTTACTTGAAAAAACAGGAGCCTGAAATGGCGAAGAAAAAGACATTTAGTTTTGCTCACCTTATTGGCCGTGGTGCGACTGCTTCCGAAGACGAAGAAGCCAAAAAGGCCAAAAAGGCGAAAGGCCGTCGCGCGGAAGAGGATGAGCGCGAAGATGACGCCGAAGATGATGAGCGTGACGACGATGCGGAAGACGACGAACGTGACGATGACGCGGAAGATGACGGTGACGATCCGGAAGCTACTGAAGACGATGACGATTCCGAAGATGACGGCGACAACGACCGCAAAGAAAGTAAAGCGGTGAAAAATGCCCGCGCCGCCGAGCGTAAACGCTGCGCCCGTATCTTCGGCAGTAAGCATGCCGCGGCGAATCCGTCACTGGCTGCGTCACTGGCATTCAATACCGGAATGAGTTCTGCTGCCGCCATCAATGTTCTGGCTTCAACCGCGCCAGCATCGCAGCCCGCCGCAACCCGCAAGCGGACACTTGACCAACGGATGCAGGACAGCCATCAGGCCCGTCTGAATCCGGATGGTGGCAAGAAAGAGAGCAGTAAATCGGCACTGGTAAACCAGATGACCGGCCTCTACAACTCCATTAAAGGAGAGAAATAATGGATCAATTTGGTCAGAATGCCTTTGCACCTGGCATGAAGAGTTCAGCGTTTGTGCCGGATCAGTTAATTGCCGGTACGCTGCAACTGGTCACGGATACCGGCACGATCACCGGCGGCGTGTATAAGCGTGGCACTGTGCTTGGCATGATCACCTCCAGTGGTAAATACACCGTCAGTGTGAAAACCGCAACGGATGGTAGCGAGACGCCGGCAGCCATTCTGGTTGATGATGTTGATGCTTCCACCCATGGCGATCAGTCCGGCGGCCTGTACCTGATGGGGGAGTTCAACCAGAATCATATTATTTTTGACGATTCCTGGACTGCGCCGGAACTGAAAACAGCACTACGCCCGCTGGCAATCTTCCTGAAGGACAGCGCCCAGGCACCTTTAACCACCTCCTGATTTATCCCTCATTTCTCCTAGCGAATGCTTTAACCGGCAGGCGCTGTCCCATTTAAAATTTATGCCAGCGTGCGGCTGGCATTATCAAGAGACTGAATATGGAAAATATTTATGATACCAGTGTGCTGGTGCAGGTCGTTCCTAACCTGAAAACCAGTCAGAACTGGCTGCTTGATCGCTTCTTCCCGAACGTCGTGACTTATGAGACTGAAGAGGTGGCGATTGACGTGGATGTCGGCCTGCGTCGTATGGCGCCATTCGTCTCCCCGCTGGTGGAAGGTAAGCTGGTCGAGTCCCGTAAATACCAGACCAATACGTTCAAACCAGCTTATATCAAAGATAAGCGGGCGCCGGATCTGCGTAAACCTATCCGCCGCCAGATTGGTGAGCGTATTGGCGGTGAATATACCGCCGCAGAACGCGAAATGTTGAACCTGCAGTTTGAGATGACTGATCAGATTGACATGATCAACCGTCGTCTTGAGTGGATGGCGGCCAGCGCGCTGGTGTCCGGTACCGTCACGGTTGCCGGGGAAGGCTATGAAACCAAAGTGGTGGATTTCGGGCGCTCTCCGGATTTGACTATCACTCTGAGTGGTTCAGATAAGTGGCCGCTGACGGTTGCCGCTGGTGCCACTAATACCCAGCCCTCTGATGATATTGAAATCTGGCAGACGCTTTTCCTGAAAGAATCCGGTTCCGTCGCGACAGATCTGGTGTTCACAAGCAAGTCATGGCGTGCTTTCCGACTGGACACCACCATCAAAGATAACGCCATCACGTTCCCGGCGCTGAGCCCGTTTGGTAACCAGATTAACGCTGGCCCACAGGCGATGAAGGGCGCTATTTATAAAGGACGTTGGGGTAACTTTGACCTCTGGTTATATAACGACTGGTTTATTGACCCACTTGATAATGTTGAGAAGCCGATGATCCCCGATGGCGCCGTTATTATGTCTGGCGCTGATCTGATGGGTACCCGCGCTTTTGGCGTTATCCTGGACCCGGCATTTAACTACGGTCCCTTGGCCTATGCGCCAAAATCCTGGGTGAAAGAAGATCCGGCCCAGCGTCTTATCCTGATGCAATCCTCTCCGCTGGTTATTCCGAGTCGGGTAAATGCATCCCTCTGCGCGACGGTGGTCTGATATGGCTAAAACAACCAAAACTGTACTGGGTGATGATCTGAATGCGGAAGGAACTGCAGATGATGGTCTGAATATTGATGAGCTGAATGCCGGCGGCAGCGTTCAGATGACGCAACAGCATGACGATAAACACGGTGAGCCATCAGATGATGAGGATACCGCTGAAGAAGATGACCAGGAAGAAGCCGCAGAGCCTGAGTTTGTGGTGCTGAAAGGGAATTGCATTCGCCATGACGGTGAGGTCTACCGGGAAAACTCCCTTATTCCGGTCTCCGGTAAGGATGCCGAGCGTCTGCTGGCAGCAGGTGTAATTGCCGATGTCCAGGCTCTGCGACAGCGCGCGTTATCTGCTGCGCGTGGTGTGAAAATCACAACGGAGTGAGCCGATGGGCGTGGACTGGGATTTACATCTTCTGAGTCCGCTCCATGGCGTGTTTGGCGATGAGCATGAGTACCGTCCCCGCAACGGTACTCCTTTTACGATTAACGGTATTTTTGACCGTGGCTATGCCCAGGTTGCTGAAAATCTTGATGGTGAATCAGAAATTAACACCTCCAGCCCTATGCTGGGTGTGCGCGATGCTGAATTTCGTCAGTTGGGTAAACCGCAACCTGCCGTATCGGACCGTGTGTTTATCAAAACGGTCGGGGGGCAGGTCATCAATCAGTTATTTGTTGTGTCCAACGTCGAACCGGACAGCCATGGCGGCTCACGTCTTGTTCTCAATGTGGCGAAAAACCGATGAATGCTTCCGCAATACGACAACTGGTCGTGGCCGCGCTGAAAGATAAAACGGCTGCCGCCGATCGTGTGTATTCCCCGCGTGACTGGGCAACTTCGCCGGACCTGTACCCAGCGTTGCTTGTTCAGACGCCATTTGATCACAAAAAGGCGCAGGGGCGAAATGTCCCGGCCTTCACCTCTCTGACCACTGTTCGGATTACCGGCCGGGTTCAGGAGTACGACAGTGAAACCACTGATGATGGCGCCATGCGCGCGGAGGTTGCGCTGGAAGAGCTCCGGGAACAGGTAGAAAGGGCGGTGATTAACAGCTACGAGTTAACCCGGAACATCCAGAAATATGCGGAGGTCCGCTCGACGATTGATGTTGATGCGGATGGCGAAGCGCATATGGGCCAGCTGCTTATCGAAATTGATATTGAGCACTATCAGGGACCGGAAGACTTTTATCCGGTCGATACGGTACCGCTGGCGGGTATCGACATCACCATCAACATGCCGGACGGTACGCCGCAGCCGGGCGTAAAAATAGACCTTCAGGAGTAATCATGTTTGTAAAACCGAAGGACGGGCTCAGCGTTCGCTGCCCTGTCAGGGGGGAGCCTTTGCCCAAAGATGGCGCGGAGGTACCTGATAATACGTTCTGGCACCGCCGTCTGAAGGATGGCGACGTCAGCCTGGTACCGGAAAAGGGCGTTAAAAACGCCTTAAAAAAAGAGGGCGTAACTAAATGACCGTTCCATTTTCGCGAGTTCCCGGCAATTTACGTGTGCCGCTTTTTTATGTGGAGTTTGATAACTCCATGGCCAACACCGCGACCGCTATACAGCGAACGCTGCTGATTGGTCAGATGCTGGCATCAGGCTCTGCACAGGAAAAAATCCCGGTAAAAGTCTCCTCTCCCAATGCGGTGGGTGAGCTCACCGGAAAAGGCTCAATGCTGCATGGCATGATGACGGCGTATCAAAAAAACGATACAGCTGCGGAGGTCTGGATCCTTCCGCTGGCTGATGATGCGGATTCTATGGCAGTGGCAACTGGCAGTATCAAGGTTGCCACACAGGCGGCAGAAACCGGCGTTATCTCTCTTTATATTGCTGGCGTTCGCGTACAACTGACCGTCCTGGCGACTGACACTCCGGCTCAGATTGCCACTGCGCTGGTCGCGGCGATTACCCGCAAAACGGAACTGCCGGTGACAGCTTCAGTAAAAGCCGATTCAACGGATACCGTGACACTGACGGCCAAAAATGCGGGGTTGCTGGGCAATGGTATTGATATCAGGCTGAATTATCTCGGTGTTCAGGGTGGTGAGGTGACGCCCGCGGGCCTGACACTCACCATCACGGGCATGACCGGTGGCGCCGGCGCGCCGGATTTTGTTGATGCCCTGGGCAACCTTCAGGATAAGACCTTTGATTTTGTCATCAACCCTTATGATGACACCGCATCACTGGACGCCATCAGAGAATTTCTGAACGATGCAACCGGTCGCTGGGCATGGGATAAACAGCTTTATGGCCACGCATTCACCACCACCAACGGCACTTACGCCGAGCTAGGCACCAAAGGGGAAACCCGTAATAACCAGCATGAGTCACTGCTTGGCGTGTACCGCTCACCATCACCGCGTTATATCTGGGCGGCGGCACTGACAGGGGCCGCTGCACCCAGCCTGCGTAATGACCCCGGACGCCCGCTACAAAGTCTGCCTGTTTATGGCGTGCTGGCCCCGGACCTGGCGGATCGCTTTGAGCTGACAGAGCGCAACAACCTGCTGTACAGCGGCATCTCCACTTACACCGTGGGTGATGACGGGACGGTGATGATTGAAAACCTGATTACCACCTACCAGAAAAACAGCTATGGCGACGAAGACGACAGTTACCTGCAGGTGGAAACACTCTTTAGCCTGATGTTTGTCACGCGATATCTCCGCACTGCAGTGACCAGTAAATTTGGCCGCATGAAGCTGGCCGCGGATGGCACGCGTTTTGCGCCGGGGGCGGCGATTGTGACGCCAAACATTATCAGAGCCGATCAGATCGCGGAATACCAGACGCTGGTCTTTAACGGCTACGCGCAGGACGCTGAGGCCTTCGCCAGAAACATTATCGTGGAGCAGAACAAAACAAATCCGAACCGCGTCGATGTGTTGTGGCCGGGAACGCTTATGAACCAGTTGCGCATCTTCGCGCTGCTTAACCAGTTCCGCCTGCAGGCTGAATCAACAGGAGCATAAAACATGGCTGGAGATACCACTAATCGCCTGGCAGGTACGGCTTATGTCACCGTAAACGGGGTGACAGTTATGGTGGAGGGCTCATTCAAGTATCAGACCTCCACTGTTAACCGTACCACGCTGACAGGCATGGACGGTGTGCATGGCTACAAAGAAAAGCCGGTTGCCCCGTATATTTCTGCCCGTCTTCGCGACAGCGGCGGTACCAACGTACTGGGTTTTAATAAACAGACGAACGTCAACGTGATCGCCGAACTGGCGAACGGAAAGACTATTATCGGTCGCGCGCTATGGACGGTGAACGTTCAGGAAGTGGAAAGCGAAGATGCAGTGTTTGATGTTCGCTGGGAAGGCCGGGACGTAACGGAGAACTAAGATGGCAGAACTTGAACGCACCAAAGTCATTCCCCTCATCAAGCCTCTGGTCGATGAGGCGCAAAAAACACGCTATGAGCAACTGGAGCTGAAGGCGCCGACGCTCAGCCAGGCAGAGCAGTTCTACGAAAAGCAGGCATCGTCTACTTCACTGGCGGCGATGCGCCTGCTGATCTCGCTGGTCACGGATACGCGGGAAAGTGTGCTTCAGCCGATGGATTTTATCGACTTCCGAAAATGCGAGGAGTTTTTGCTCGGTTTTTTGACCTGGAAGCCCTGACCGCCTGGCAGGAAACGGCCGCTGACGTCACATTTTATTTCCGCTGGACAGAAGACAGGGCATGGGGCATGACCTATGCCCGTCTGAAGTGGTGGGTATCGCAGGCCTCCCGTATCAATAAACTCAGGAATCCCGAACCCGATGAGTAATTCTTTCGACTTTGAGCTGGTGGCCAGCGACCAGGCGACGGAAGCCATTGAGCGTATCAATGAGGCTATCCGTGATCTGGAACCAAAGCTGGATAAAACCAAAGAGGGACTCCAGTTAGGAGGGCAGGAGACCCTCGATGGACTGAACGGCTTTATTTCCCGCTTCGAAAATCTGTCCAAAAATGCCCGTGATAATGTTCAGTACATCGGGGACATGGTACCGCCGCTGAAGATGGTCGGTGAGCTCTCCGGTAAGCTGGCATCGCTGGGGGTGGTTGGAGCGGCGGGATATGGGCTGAAACAGATTGCCTACGGTTTCCATGAGGCCTCAAGGGAAGCCTATAACCTCGATGTCGCCGCGAAAAATGCGGGTATGCGAGTGGACGATTTTTCCCGCCTGTCCGGTGCCATGCGGATACTGGGTGCTGATGGCGACAGTGCAAATTCCTCCATTGAGGGGATGGCTAAAAGCCTGAAGGAGGCCGCCAGCGGTGCCAACAGCCAGGTGCTCGGCGCATTGTCACAGATTGGCGTTCAGATCCAGAAAAACAACGATGGATCCGTTGATACGCTGAGAACGCTGGAGTCGATAGCACGCGTTTTCCCGAGTCTGCGACCGGACCAGCAGAAATCAGTTTCCGATGCCCTCGGGTTGACGCCGGAAATGCTGGCGCTGATGCGTGAAGGCGTGCGGATGAAAGCATTGCTGGCTAAATCTGATGAACTTGGCCTGACGGTTGATCCGGAACTTAACCGGCAATTGTCCGAGGTTAACGGCTCCATGAATGAGCTGGGCGCAGCATGGGATGGGCTGAAAAACCGTTCGAAAAACTCTCTGTTTAAGGGATTGCTTTCCGATGGTTCGGTGAAAGACGGTCTCGAAGGTGTGACCGACTTGTTCACGAATGGCGATTTCACCGGGCTGTCACATGCGCTGGGGTTTATCAGTAGCAAGGACGCCGGGAAGCTACGCCGTATTCAGGGTGATAAAGCGCTGTATAACACCCTTTCCCGGCGCGAGCGCGGAGCGGTGGATGCCGGCTTTATGACTGATGCCGTCCGGAAACGCTACGACGCGCAATATGGCGCCAGTGACAGAGCTGAACAACTCCGAAATGATTTGTCTGTCATCCTGCCAGCAGGTGCAGCAGCTCCACGCGGAGAGGTGAATTACAGCCAGCCATCTAACCAGGCACTGGGCCTGAGAAATAATAACCCCGGCAATCTCCGGATAGCGCCTAATGCGACCGGGGTGAATCGTGGTTTCGTCACTTATGACAACAGCAGCGACGGGCTGGCGGCAATGGCCCGGCAACTGATGTTATATGGCGACCGTGGGAATAATACGCTGAACAGCATGATCCACACTTATGCGCCACGCTCGGAAAATGATACGCAGTCCTATATCAATTCAGTATCGGCCGCGACAGGTATTCAGCCCCAGCAGCGGATGGATCTGCATAACCCGGAGGTGCTGAAGTCAGTCATGGCGGCCATGATTCAGCATGAGAATGGGGCGCAGCCATATTCTGAAGATGAGATACGGGCGGCAATTCAGACGGCTATCAGTGATCCGCGCTGGTCTGGTCTTCGTGACAGCCGAGTGCTCAGCCAGCAGAGAGAGAACATCCTCGTACCGCACCCGGACAAGTTTGACAGTTCCTCAATCCTGACAGCTTCCGGTAATGGGAGAGACACTGTCAGTGAAAACCTGACCCGGTCTCTCAAAGAGGCGATGGCCGATCAGAAAATGAAGCTGGAAATCACCCTGGTCAATGATAAGGGGGAGAAGAAAACCTATAACGTCGAGGATAACAGCAGAATAACAACCGCCATGAATTACTAACCCGATTAAACCGCCACCCAGGCGGTTTTTTAATTCAGGAGGCCTGATGGCAATTATCCAGGATGCAATAACTTCTCTGATGGGGGGCGGTGGTAGCGAGGACTGGTTGAGCCAGCTACGTCCCGGCTCGTTCCGGGGCGTGCCTTTTGCTGTGGTGAATGAGGAAGGCAGTCATGGCCGGCGGCAGGCGGTTCATGAATATCCCTGGCGTGATACCGCCTGGGTTGAGGATATGGGCCGCGGGACACGGCGATTTATTATCCGTGGCTTTATCGTCCAGAACAGCCTGGTATATGGCGGTGGCGACGTTATTTCTCAGCGCCAGTCATTGATCAATGCGTGTGAAGCTAAGGGGAGCGGTACGCTCATTCACCCCACGCTGGGGGAGATGACCGTTTCCATACCTGAGAACGGGTTAAGGCTTTCCGGCTCCGCCGACAACGGTCGTTCGTTTGAATTTACCCTGATGGTGATTGAGTCGGGGTTAAAGGTCTTTGCCGTTACCGACAGCGCCGCCGCGGGGGATACCGTTGGCACCAACTATCTGAAGCTGGTTAGTACAGCGGTTGCCAGTACCCTCGCGAGAATTAAAAGCGAGATCCGCGGTGTGTCGCAGGGGATTCAGACCATCAGGGGAACCGTGACGTTCTGGACCAATATGGTGGATACCACCATCAGTGAGGTAACAAACGTCAGTAACGTGCTGGATTCTACTTTCGGGAATAATCGTTACGGGCGGTACAGCAAGGGGACCGTAGGTGGGAGCTCTTCGGGTATAAACGGCAATCGTGATGCCGATGACTCAGAAGACCATCAGGCCTTGTCTGAACAGGTTGCCGCCCGGGCGGTGATGGATCGCCAGGCTGTGCTCGATGCAACCGCTGCACTGAATGAATCTGTATCGGTCGAGGAATTTGTTCAGGGCGTTGCCGATGTGATTAATCGCATTCTGTCCAGCGCCGGCAGCGTGAGTGACAAAATTGCCGCATTTGAAAAACTGGCCGCTTCAACCAGTACCGGATACCAGCGTTCCGAAAGCAGCCAGCAACTGGCTGGCACCATGAACACGCTGATCGTAGTGCTATGTACCGGAGCCATGACGGATGCTGCTGCAGATTACAACCCAACCAGCCGAAATGAGGCCGAAGAAATCACTCAACGCGTAGCCGGGCAACTGGATACCGCGTTACTACTGGCGGGCAACCGTGGCGATGATGATCTTTATACGGCATTGATGGGCGTGAGAACCGCTTTTCTGAATACCATGGCTCAGACTTCATCCGGGCTGAGTGAGTTGATGCAAATAAATACCGCGGTGCCGGTTCCTGCCCTGGTACTGGCCAACCGCCTGTATCAGGATGCCTCGCGGGCAAATGAACTGATACAGGAGGCCAGCGTACCGCATCCGGCATTTATGCCGACGACGATGAAGGTGTTGAGACAATGAGTACGGATAATGATCAGGATATTGTCTCCCTGACAGTGGGCGGAAAAATCATTGAAGGATGGGACTCTGTGCGGGTGACCCGTGGCATTGAGCGTTTTCCCTCCGATTTTGACCTGGGACTGATGGATTATTTTCCGGGAAGTGACCAGAAGCAGCTGGTAAAGGAAGGGATGCCTTGTCAGGTAAAGCTTGGTAACGACCTGGTCGTGACGGGGTATGTTGATGACTGGTCGCCTGCTATTTCCCGTTCGCGGCATGAAGTCAGAGCCTCAGGCCGCAGTAAGTGCGCAGATCTCGTGGATTGCTCTGCTGAATGGCCAAATAACGTCATCAATAACAGTAATGCGCTTGATATAGCCTCCCGCCTCGCATCCCATTACAACATTGGAGTAAGTACAGACGTTGATGATCTGGTGAAAGTCCCGCAATTCTCCCTGAACTGGGGGGAATCGCCACAGGAAATACTTGATCGTGTCTCCCGCTGGTCGGCATTGCTTTATTACGATCAGCCTGACGGTAACTTATTTCTGACCCGGGTGGGGACAAAGCGCGCGGCCAGCGGTATCGCAGAAGGGGTAAATATCGAACAGGCTTATTACCGCCGTTCGATGGCTGACCGCTTTTCTGATTACGTCGGCGTATCGATGAGCATTTCGCCGATTGCAGGATTCTCGCCAGATACGGCTTATGATTCGGTGACGCTGGCGACGGCCCGCGATCCTGAGGCGGCCAGTATGCGTTACCGAAAACGGATCATTATTGTTGAAAGTACACTGATGGCTTCACAACAGGCTCAGCGAGCGATTGACTGGGAGATGAACCGCCGATACGGCCGTTCCCGTCAGTTAACGGTGACGATTGACTCCTGGCGCGATAAATCCGGGAAATTATGGGAGCCGAATACGCTTATCCCGGTCAACATCCCGAGTCTGCAGCTGCCTGACACCGAAATGCTTATCGCAGAGGTGACTTATATCAGAGACAGCGACGGCACCCATGCGCGCCTTTATCTGATGCCCCCGGAGGCTTTCGCTGTCCAGCCTTATGCTTTCTACCAGCAAATACCCGGACTAAACCAATGAATCAAAATTTAAAGAAATCGGCCACGCGCATCGCCGGCATGCTGGGCATTGGCCGTATTACCACGCAGAAAGATAGCGGGGTTGTCCAGGAAATCCAGTACCAGACTCCGCTGGAAGTGGCCAGCGCCCCACGGCTTTCTGATTTTGGTTTTTCATCGGGGTTACCGGCGGGATCGGATGTGCTTATTGCCTTTCTCGGCGGGGACCGCTCCAGTCCTGTCGTCATTGCCTCTAACCATCAAAGCTTCCGGCATACCGGGCTTAAGCCAGGCGAAACCGTGGTCTATAACCAGCAGGGGATGAATATTCATCTGACTGAGGCGGGAATTTTCATTGATGCGAAAGGCAAAGATGTAGAGATCAACAATGCCAGAAACATTACCGCGACGGCAACGGAACAGGTAAAGCTGGTTACCCCAAAACTCCTGGTGACGGGTGACATCATCGATAACTGCGAGACGAATGCCACAACGTTAAAAGCGTTACGTGATGCTTACAATGGTCATGACCATGACGTTAAGGAAGTTCAGTCCGGTGACAGCACCGTTACCAGTGAAAAAACAGAGAGTCAGGTATGAGTGATATTTCCTCATTCTGGGATGTGGATGCCATTCATGCTGACTGGCAAACCGGTAACGGCGTACTGACATCTGAGAATGATATGCACACGGCCATTATTATCAGTTTGTTTACTGACGGACTGGCGCGCGCTGATGATGATTATGAAGGAACTGACCGCCGCGGCTGGTGGGGGGATCTGGACAACGACCGGAATATTGGCTCAAGGCTGTGGCTACTGCGGCGTGAAAAACTGACGCGCGAAGTGGCGATGAGAGCTGAAGATTACGCCGAAGAGGCTCTGGCCTGGATGAAGTCGGATGGTATTGCAGCAGCGATAGAGGCTCAGTCAGAGATTGTTTTCCCGAACAGGCTGAACCTCATCATCCGGTATTTGCCGCCGGCGGGGGACTGGCAGGAGTTCAAATTCTTCTGGCTATGGGAGCAACTGAATAATGCCATTTAAGCGGAAAACACTGAGCGAGCTCCGGCAGGAGAATCGCCAGTTTATGCAGGCAGAGCTTGAAAGTGTTGGCGCGCTGTTACGGTTTGGCAACCTTAAGGTGCTCGCTGATATGGATGCGGGCATGGCCCATCTGCACTACGCCTACCTGGATTATATTGCCCGTCAGAGCACGCCTTTCACCTCTACCGATGAGTGGCTTGCCGGATGGATGGCGCTAAAGCAGATTTACCGAAAAGCCGCAACGGCAGCACGCTCTCCGGCGGCGACCATTACCGGAACACCGGGAAAAACACTGTCAAAAGGGGCCGTGTTAAACCGTGATGATGGTTACCAGTACATAACCGATGACGCCATGACGATAAACACCACTGGCAGTGCGACGGTCGCCGTAACAGCGGTTTTGCCGGATATCACAGACGATGTGACAGGAGGAGGCGCTTCCGGAAATGCCGATGCTGGCACCATTCTTACACTGGATGCTAATGCCCCCGGCATAGACAGCTCGGTCACGCTGATTGAGCCCGCCACCGGCGGCGCCAACATTGAAAGTGAAGAGGATTTCCGATTACGTGGTCTGCTGGCGTATCAGAATCCCCCGCAGGGAGGGAGTGACACTGATTATAAAAGCTGGGCTTTATCCGTGTCGGGGATCACCAGGGCATGGATACGGCGCCGGGGGATGGGGCCGGGTACCGTGGTGATTTACATCATGTGCGACGGCGATGATAAAACCAATCATGGATTCCCTGTAGGAACTGACGGTGTCTCTAAACTGGAAGAGTGGGGGGCTGTAAAAGCCACCGGGGATCAGGGGAGAGTTGCCGATTATATGTATCCGCTTGCGCCGGTTACCTCCCTTAACTATGTCTGCTCTCCCATCGAGCGCGTTATCGATTTTGAAATAAGCGGGATATCTGATGCCGACAGCGCAACGACTGCGGCCATTGCTGATGCGATTGACGGGGTATTGTTTGAATCCGCTAACCCGCTCGGCACAGGGAAAATTTACCTTTCAGATCTCAACCGTGCGATAGGGGATGTTGCCGGTACTTCAGGTTATATCCTAGTGTCGCCTTCTGCGAATATTGAGCCGGGAGTTGGGGAGCTGGCTGTTCGTGGTGAGGTGAACTACACATGAGCCTTTTCTCAACAGACGATTATCAGAAGGCACTGCAGGCGCTTATCCCCACCGGCCGAGCGTGGACACGGGATCCAAAAGCTGTTCAGGCCGCTGTACTGCGGGCCATTGCGGCCAGTTTCCAGCGTAGTGATAACGACGCACTTGCATTGCTGCGCGGTGCCTTTCCAAAAACTGCGACGATTATGCTCACCGAGTGGGAAAAAACACTCGGCTTGCCTGATGATTGCTCGATTGGCGAAGTGGATACGATTGCGAAGCGTCAGTCTGCCATCGTCTCGAAGCTCATCAGTACCGGTGGGCAGTCAAAGAGCTATTTCATCAGTATTGCCGCAGCAATGGGTTATACAATTTCGATTAAGGAATATCGGCAGGCGCGTGCTGGCTTATCGGTATGTGGTGACGGGCTAAATGGGGATGACTGGCCATTTGTCTGGCTGGTAGAGGCGGAAGACACAACGATAACTTATGCCCGTGCAGGTCTGAGTTATTGTGGCGATCCATTACGCTCCTGGGGTAATCGTCAGCTTGAGTGCCGGATAAATGCCCTTGCCCCCTCATACACCTTGGTCAAATTTGGCTATATCTATTTCGGTTTTAACGATGAGGGGGTTTACGAAGTCACGCCTGAGTTTGCCAGAATATTTGATATCGCTTCCGGTTACGTTTAATTCAGACATTTAAAAAGAAGGTTTATATGAGAAAAGTTGGCAGTACAACTGACACCGCTGATGCTAATGGTGAATACACTAATGGTAATGTCGCTAATGGTATTTCACCGACAATAATTAATGCTGAGATGATGAATACCTTTCAGCGTGAGCTGGTAAACGTTGTTGAGGGCGCGGGGCTTGAGCTTGATCCTGATGATGATTCACAGGTTCATAAAGCGATTGGTGGCGGTCGCCTGCTTAATATTGTCACCTTTACGAAGTCAGGGACTTACACTCCAACTAAAGGGACGAAAAGAGTGCGGGTGAAAGTTTGGGGAGCGGGGGGAGGTGGCCAGAATGCTCCCGTTAGTGTGGGCGCATCTGGTGGTTGTGCTGGTGGATTTTCTGAGGGGTTATTTAATATTTCTGATAAAGAAACTATATCTGTGACGATAGGTACTGGTGGCAGTGCTGTTGCTGCTGGTGTCGCGTCTAAAGGCGGAAATGGTGGTGATACAAGGTTCGGGAGTTTAATCTCAGCTACTGGAGGGAGTGGTGGCGGGGCTACAGTTCCTGCTGGAGGTATCGGAAGTGGCGGGAACATTTTAAATGTTACTGGCGGAATTTCTCAAGGTGGTCTGTATTATGGTTCCAATGCTTTTATTGGCGGGGCCGGGGGATCTTCATTTTCATCAACGGGTGGCAATGGCCACTTCGGTAGTTCTGGCGATGATGGTGGTTTCCCCGGCTCAGGTGGTGCCGGGGGGAATGGTAACTATTCATCAGGAAAAGGAGCGAATGGTTTAGTTTACCTTGAAGAGCTTTCCTGATTATTTTTGCTTTGAGCGTCCGTCCTTATTTTTGCTCTGATTTTAATCAGTGGCTTATCTATTAATATTACACAAACGATCCCAAGCGCAATTGATATTGGGTAGCCTAATAAAAAAATGGATAAACCACGATTTTCACCACCAATAGCAAGCCATGCTAGAAATCCGCCAAAATATTGACAAAGAAAAATTGGATAGGCTAGGTCGCCAAACCACTTGAGTATTTTCTCAAGATGTATGTTTGTCTTTATTTTTAATAATGCTAGGGTTGTGAATAATGCTATTACATTATTGGTGTAGTAAAGTATTATGTTGTGTTGACCCAATGCATTAATTGTATATAAATACCAATTGGTAATGAAAATTCCGATACAGATAAATGTTATTAAAAAGGCTTTGTATGGAGAAAGATACATAGCTTTGAACTTTCTATGGGCAAAATAACCCAGAGAACCCATGCTAAAAGGAAGTGTTGCAGCAAGGAATGGGAAATATGCCATATCAAAAGAATGGTGTACTACATATACGTAAGCATGATAAAGCAGTGAAAGCAGAATCGACGTAATGGCTGTAAATTTATTTCGGGCTATGAAAAGCCACAATAAAAAATAACATGTTATCTCAACACCCACTGACCATGATGATGTGACTATTCTGAATCTATTACCATCAATAGCAAAGTGATAAATGGATGAAAAGGCACCGAAAGGATTTGCTACAGCATTATCGGAAAGGAAAGCCCAGGGGAAGATTAAGAGGTTTCCTAATAAATCTCCAGGTAAGAAATTGCCTGTCCAGTTTGAATGGAATTCCTTTGCGGATGGAATTAATTTTATAATAAGAAAGCCCATGACGAGAAAAAATATATATGCCGGGAATAACCTCAGTATTCTATTTTTCCAAAACATAGAGAAGTTGAACTTGTATGTTTCATGCAAAATGTATGTTATTAAAAAACCACTAATAACATAGAAGCAATTCACTGCAAAGTTGCCAAGTGCAGGTATGCGAGCCGTTAAGTGAAAAGCAATGACGCACGATGCCAAAAAAAACCTTATTAGGCCAAGCATTATTTTATCTCCGCGCCAATATCGCGCATTTTATTTATTACATTGTTAAGTTGCTCATCAGACAGAACAAGCTGAGCTGCAATATAAAACAGTATGTGTTTTGACATTACCCTGGGGCTCTCTCCGCCAGTGTATTTCCGCCATTGGCTATCTCTGGCTACACCTGCGAGCTCTGCCATTTGGTTTCCGGAGTAATTTAGTGCGGATTTCAGGCTGGCTAAATCTTCCTGCGTTGGAGGGGTGTATTTATTTATTAAAATCATTCTCTTATTTAACCGTTTAAACACGTAAGGCGATGTTAGCCCTGAAGGGGCGGGGCGTCAATCTTAATTGCTTCATTGAAAAGATGAAGACAGGAACAGGTATGGACAAAAGATATAATACCGGCAATCCAAGACCTTCAAATAGCATGAAGGATCTGAATGATAATGCCCTGGCGTACGATGATTTCCTGAACAGCGAAAGCGATACTTTTATAGATCGTTTTGGTAACGCCCAGGATACGATGATTGGGGCTACTAAAAAAATGGCAGCTACTACCGACGCTGTTATTGATGAAGCCCGCCAAAACCTGATCCCTCTGAGCAAGCAATACATGACGCTTGCTGATGCGCAGGCGGATATCGCGAACATTCCGCCCGGCTCTGCGACGTTCGTTCGTAGCACAGCCGACGATGCTCTCGCAGATGAATACATCAATATCAGCGGCACACTCACCGCGACCGGCAGGCGTATGCCCTCCGATATTGTGGTCAGTAAATTGATCCCCCTGGTTGCGCTGTCTGAAACCACGACGTTCAGGACGATGACAGAATTAAACGATGAATACGATTCTGTTGTGGTAGATAGCGAATACAACATTCTTATCGCGCTGAAAAACGGCTTATTTGATTTCTGTGGCCTGTCCGTTAACGGGAAAAGTATTAATCCTGCCGGAATCCTGGGAACGATGGATAAAACAAACCTCGAAGTGCTCAGCGGCACAACGGAATTCAGCTCTGCATCGGGTGAGTATGAGCTGAACCCCGCGAGATATGTCATCCTGGACGAAGATAAAAACATTCAGTTTGATCTGGATGAGTACATACAGCGTTCCATCGGATGGCAACAGGCTTATCTGTTTTCTTTACAACCACCAAAAGTTAACCCCTACGCACCCTTCACGCAGATTGACGCCAGCGGGAAATCACAGGTTCGCGTTTATGACACTGAGAATAAGAAAGAAATCGCCATAACATCAGGAAACAGTAACGAAACGAACCCCCGCCCGGATATTCTGAACCGGATCGTATGGACGTCAGACAGAGCCGACAACGCGCCCGGCGGGTTATTCTATGCCGATGGGCCAGACTTTAAAGAATATCCCTATATCGCCAGGCCTAAAATTGTCGGCTGGGGACACAGTTTCATGGAGAACGGCCGCTTTCTTTCACGGCTTGCCCAGCTGACAGGCCTTTATACCTATAACTTCGGCAAGTCCGGTCTGACATCGGAAGGTATCGCCAGCCGCCAGGGAGCAGTCCGCACATTTTACATGCCTGCTGGCGGTGTCATTCCTGCATCTGGTGCAGTGACGTTGAGCCCCGCTAAACCCGGCCCAAATCGCATTTTTGGTAATGCCGCCGCCGCCAGTATTGCCTGCTCCTTTGCGGGTATTGACGGGATGTTTGGCTGGGACGGTACGAATGCGACATTTACCAGGACTGCAGCAGGCGCTGCGGTGACAGTCAGTGCGCCCACTCCGGTGATCGTTTATCCGGTAACAGGTTTTTTAGTAACAAACGGTGCACCGGCTGGAACCCGGTACGATCAGCATGATCAGTGTATTAATCTGTTATGGCCGGGCCGAAATAATATTTCTGAAATCGATTTGATTATCAGTAACACGCTGGCGATGGTGTCCTGGCTGAAGTCGGTAGGAAAGCGGTTTGTTATTTTACCGGAGTTCCCGTCAGGCACTGAACCAACAGGGTCAAACAATAATAATTATGTCCGTATTTTAAATAACTTATATAAGCAGAATTTTCCTGATAATTATTGCCAGATTAATGGTGTCGATCTGCTGCAAAATTTTATGAATCATTATAACCCGGCGTCACCAGGGGATATCGAAGATATCAATAATGGCGTAACACCGAGATCGTTACGTTACGACAATTTGCACCCCAGCCAAAGTATTTCTGGTTCAGTCACACCAGAATATGCGCTGTATGCCGGAGCAGATGTCAATGCCGAGTTCGTTTATAACTTTATGAAATTGAAAGGGTGGGTATTGTAATGAGCGGAAGAATTGAGGTGTTAAAGGGAGTGGTTAACGATACCGGGAAGAAATTTTATCGTGATAAAAGCATTAACAAAGGTACCCGTAGCGTATTTGATATGGCCGTCGACGCAATGGGGGGAGGTAAAGATTTAGCTGCTGGAGCGATAATCCACGATCTAACCTATAACGATCACACCGGGGCGTTTTCTCTGGCTAAAACCTACAGCGCAGCAAACAAAGGCATGGTGTTCGCTGGCGTAAAAAACGACGGGTTTGATCTGGATGCCGCCAGTTGCATGAAAGTCAGCGATACGCACTGGATGTTTATGGCCTGGGTAAAAGTTACGAAAGCCGGGTCCCTGTCCACTTTCAATAACCAGCTACTGCATTTTTCCACGACCGAAACAAACGGCTATGCGAATGCGCTTTTATCAGTTGTGCCGACGACCGATGCAACCGGACAACCGACTAAAATAGAGCTGGCCGTACGTGGTAAAAACTACGTAGTGACCAGCAATCTGCTCCCCCTGTTTGATGGTGGGCGGCATCAGTTCGCCGTTGAATGCGAGTTCAGCGCGGATGGTACGCAGCATACTGTTCGCGCCTATATCGATAAGGTGGTGGTGTTTACCTCAACATCTGCGCTGGCGGTGACACCACCCGGAGAGCCAACAACGCGCAGGGTGGGAACGAGCAATCCGTTTCCGTTGTCCTGGACAGGTATGCTGTATCGCGCACGGGTTGATGATGTCGGTACATCCGGCCTGACGGCCACCGATATACTGACTGCCGATTACAACCTGTGCGCTTCCAGATTCAGCTAATATTAATTTTTTGGTATCGCGCCTGTTTTTTTTTAATATCTCTTTTATAATGTATTTATTCCTAAGCATGATAAAAAGTGGGGTTGTCATGGGCGCTGAACATAAGTTAAAGAGCTTAAACGTCCTAGAGTCAGAGATCGATTCTCGAATTAAAGAATTCAATGCAAAGCGCAATTATAACCAGAGAAGAGGTGAAATGTACTCCATTGGACAATTTGTATTGGGTGGGCTTACTACTTTATTGATAGCAATAAATACCAGCTTTTCTTTCTTCCTTGTATCTATTTTAGCTATTATAACTAGTGGGCTGGCGAGCATGGCGGGGCAGGTTCTTACCAAGTACATGTATCAAGAAAAAATGACTATGAATATTGCTACAGTTTGTGATCTTTACGAACTAAAGCATTTAATTACGATGGATAAAAACATGGAAGAGGATGATGCTACTAGAAAAATAACACTTGAAAGAGTTCAGGAATATCAAGATAAATATCAAAATATTTTAAATGCGGCAAATAATAAATGGCAAGAAATTTTTGTTAAGGGTAAATCTAAAGAGTAA